CCGCTCCAAGCAAAGCGTATATCCTCGTTTCGTGCAACAGTGAAACTTGCGCCTGATCCTTCTTTATGTAATAATCAATCGTCATGGTATCAAAGAGGCTTGTCTTACCCTCTGCCTACAAGCAAAGCAACCGCCTTCGGGCAGAGAGGCTTGTTCAAAGTATCGTTGCATATATTGGTCGTATTGAGCTTGATAGTAGTTGCTCAATTCCTCGTTCATATCCCGATTAAAGACAATTAATCCATTCAATCTCTTGGAAAACTGCATTTCTTTCAGCAAGAGCATCCCAGTCTTGTAAAGCAATGGATAGCCAAGTTGAGCAATATGCGCACAAAGCAATGCCTCAAAACTGCAAGCGACATTGTATTGAACGCTCAACCCCCCGGTGAAAGCACCACCGCTGATATTGGTATCCAACAAAGGCGCACTAACAGGTATTTCAATCGCTCTCTCAAGCATACTTTCAGTCCAACGATAGCCCCTGCCGCATCCACCGCATCCATAAGTCGGATACAAACTTGTCTGAAATGACGCCACCGAAGTAGCATTGTAAAGCACCGCTAAATTGAGCATTTGACCGTTGGATTGGTAGGTCTTGTTCACCACAAGCCTCGTCACCGAATTGGCTACCGAGGTTACATTGAAGGTGTCCAAAGTTGCTCCCGTCCTCAAATCAACTACCCTCACAGGCACCACGCCCGAACTTGGGAGCAGAAGGCTGATGGAAGAAATGGTCACGGAGATGTAATCCACCTGCCTATATCGCATTCCTATTCCTCTCCACACCGCTGCGGCAGGGAGAGTCTGAACGCTCTCTGCATAGAATCCCAAATCGCCATTCCAAGAAGAAGTCGTGTAATTCCAACGGCTCTGCAAGTAGGCCAAAGACTCGGCCTTCAGCATATTGGCCGCTTGGTCAATCTTGCGCTGAATTAAGGTGTAGGCGGTCTTGTCCTCCTCATTAACCCCCGAATCAAGGTCGGCAAGGCTAATGCCGGTCAAATCATTGATGTAGAGGCCGCTGATAGGCTCCGTACCTGGGTCGCAAAGACCGCGTATGCCGATGACATTATTCCAACAACTCATAAGGCAAAGTTACTAAAAATCAATGGCACAAGGTACAAAGGAGATTTCTTGCATAAAGTATCACAATCCAATACTTTCCGCAAAAGTTTACTCCAAAAGAAAAGGGGATGCTTTCGCACCCCCTTCCCAAACTAAACCCAATCAGAGATTAGTTGCTCACTACGCCTTCAAAGATGTAGTTGACACCGCGAAGCTGGTCGTTCAAGAAGAACACATCAGAAGGCAATGTAACGAACCTGTAGGAAAGTCCCATAAAGAACTTCCATTGGTTACAATCCAACTGAGCATAGTAGTCAAACTCAAGCCCGGTTTCAGGGTCGGAAATCGTACCCTTTTTGATGGACTCATCGTCAATGACACGGATGCCAGAAGCACCACGGAAGGCATTGTAACGAATCATCTGCACACCGCCTGGGGCAAGGAATGCAAATCCGTTGGCATTGCCTTGGGCAGTACCGATACGAGGCTCAAAGAAGAAATAAGACTGAGCGTCCGAGTTCATCATTTGCTGAAGGTCAACGTTAACCGTTGCGCAGCAATGAGATTTCAACGCAGTCATATACTTCTGCACGAGTTCACCACCGAGGATGATGGGGCGATCCCAAGCCTCAGCGAGTTGGTATTGGTAAACCACATCGGACAAGAAGTCATCCAAGAAAACACCTGAAGTGGTGTTTTTGGTCTTGGTGGTCAACAAGGTACGGGCAGGGCCAACGGTAGAACCTGGGTCGGAAGCGTACAAGCCATTGTTGGTGGCAATGAACGTAACGGCCTCTTGGTTGATGTACCGCTTAATGGCTTGCATGTGCATAGCCAACTGCCTGGCGATGTAGGTCTCGTCATTTTCACAACGAGGGGCCAAATCGTCCAAGCCGATAGACCATCTGCGAGAAGCACCGGTGTTTGGGTCAATGTTGTAAACCCTTGAAGTTTCACCGTACTCTGGCCCCGCAGCACAGTTCAAGGCCGCAGAAGTGGAGGTGTTGGAATCAGTCATTCGTGGCTGATACACAACTTCCACCTGGCGGTAATGACCGTTCTGCGTGTCAATTTGGTTTTGAAGGATACCCGATTCGTTCATGGGGCTTGTGACCGCACGAAGGGTATTGATGTGTCCGGGGAACATCGTTGGATCGGCATTGAAGTAGCCTGCGTCCAACCGCTCCTGAATGTTCGGACACGATACGAAGGATGAAAAAGCGTATGACATTTTTTTGGAATGAAAAAAGGATTTGTCGGCTATTTCTTGCCAAGCCAGGCACTATGGAGTTTATTGTCCCCCACCCGACACATCATCGTGCGTTTAATTCTTCTCTATGTTTTAAGGCTCTTGGATGCAAGAATCGCTCTCCACGAGTACCTTCTTTGTCGGAGGTTGAAGTCCGAATCGGCTCACGGCTTGGCTTCCCTGCTTCTCCTGCCTTCTTGAGCATTTGAGCCTTGTCAGCCTCGGTGCGAACCAACTCTTCAGGTGTCAAATAACCGGTTCCCTTATCGTTCTTGATTTGGTTGCCGCCTTTATCCGTCACCACCAACTTCCCGTCCGACAATGCAAAGATATAACGTTCATTCAATTCTAAGTCAAACCCCTTCCTTGCAAATTGGTTAACCGAATCGCTCCAAGCAAGATTTGACTTAATTTTCATCACCTCTTGGTTAATGATGTAATTATCAATCGCTTTCTGCGATTCAATCTCCTTCTGCTCCAACTTTTGCGTCAACTCGCTCGCCAAGGTTTCGTACTCACCCTTCTGCCTCTTCAACTCAGCAAGTTGGGCCTTGTAAGCCTCATCGTCCTTCCCGGTGTTCTTGGCCTGCTCCCTCAACTCCTCCATTTGGGTGGTCATACGCTGCTGCGCAACCTCAAACAAGTCGGACAGTTTCTTGCCCTTCACATCTTCTTCGGTCAAGTTGAAGGCTCTCTTGAACTTGGTTTCAAGGCTTCCAAGGGTCTTGCCTGTTACACGATTACGGATGTCCTCATCGTCAACGGCCACTTCACGGGACACATACTTCTTCGCAAGTTCTTCCTTGAACTCGTCAAGGGATGCGAACTCTTTCTCTTGGTCAAATAGCCATTTGGCCATCTCTTTGGAATCTACGCTCATTTTCTACGGATTTAGTGGTTGGTTTGGTTTCTTCTGGTTGAGATTCTTCATTAAACTCAGACTCTTCGTAAGAGTCTTCATCGGGTACTTCAGGAGTCTGCTCCATCATCTCGGATGCGGTCAAAGGAGCCACAACTTCTTGCTCTTGTTGGCGAAGCATTGGTCTGCGTTTTGGCAGTTGCTCAATCACCTCGTGCCCAAAAATCTTTGGAGTGGTGGTTAACGCAGTATCGTCAAGGATACGCATACCGTACTTCTTCAGAAAGTCGGTGTTTCTTGCCACCTCAATGGTGACATAAATCTGCTCTCCATCCGCTCTCAATACGGGGACAACTCTGCCTGTGATTCTCTCATTCATACATTTAAGGGTTTATGATGCAAATATAAACAATAATGGGCATTCAAACCTGCGGAACAAGCCAATGCCTACAACGATAGCCTCCCAAATAAATGAAAATCGTTGCCTCGTCCGTACCCGGGATCTTTCCCTTCCAATCGCCCAACCTCCCCCACGACCGTATCGCTCCCTCATCAAAGACCTTGCCATCCCCCGCGACACAAAACGGCCTTGAATCGTTCACCAATCCACCTGCATACCTGAACTTCTTAATCCCCAAAGCCTTACCCAAAGCGTAGGTGAAGGAACGGTCAATTACCGCAAACATCGTGTCAGCAGTCAAGACTGCCATATTGAACAAACGACCCTTTTTGTCAGGGCCACCGCCTACCATTATCTCGGTAATACCTCCCTCCAAAAGCGACCGGGCTGAACCTGAAGCAATGGACGCAAGGATAAAGTTTCGGATATAAGCGTATAGATTCGTCTCAAGGTTGGTCAAATCGTCAAACATTGAAGCCATCTGCTCCTCGTAACCGACCTCTGAAGCCAAACCTGGGTCAAGGCCCAACTTCTTGTAATACTCCTTGGTCAAGTCGGCCTGCTTGTCAATTCGGTTCGCCAAGAACACCAACGCATCGTAATAACTGCTCCGAGATACAGCGTCCTTAAATTCGGTCATCAGAGCCTCTACACGAGCGTAATTATCGGTGGATGATACAAGGTTGCCCTCGGTGTCGTAGGAGAGCTTAGAGAGCAGTAAAAGCAGCAATACGAGCAATTCATCCTGCGACTTGTCCACCTTCTTGCCGAAATCTTCGCCAATCGTGTCTAAGCCTTCCTGCTTGGAGGCTGCAATCTGCTCTAAAGTCATTGGTTAGGGTTAAGTGGTTTCTTCTTCCTCTTCTTCTCCTTCTTCCTCTTCAGCAGGAGCAGGGGCGGGAGCAGGGACGGCAGTACGGGCATTCATCACGCTCTGCGGAGTCATCGCCCTGGGAGCTTCCTCGGTAGGCACAAGGGTCTTTGCAAGGGTAGAAAGGGCTTCTCTCTGCTCTTCCAAAGTCAGCGTCAAGAAAGCCTCGTTTTGGTCAATGGCAGTACGAATCAAAGACTCCAACTCAAAGTGAAGGATAGCCTTCCATTTGGGGACAAGGCCCGTAGAAACCAACGCCAAGACATCTTTGGTGTCAAGGTTGAATAACGGGTCGGCCTGAACCGCCAACTTCATAATCGCTGATTTCTCCTCTTGAATGGGGAATCGGGTATCCAAATACTGCTGTGCCAACATCGCCTTGCTGAAGGTCGGAGCCTTCTCAATCTCGGCAGTCAATTCGGCATCGGTGCGCATCTCAAAGTTCTGCGGATAGCGAATCGCAGGCATCGCAAAGCCTTCGCCATACCGCATCACCCCGATGGTGCTGATAGCGAACTCAAAGTCGTGGAAGACCGTGTTGGCAAAGCGAAGCAGGAAGGAATACAGCTCCTCTCGGTCAATGGCCTTCCCTGTGGCAGTCTCACGGCCCGAAATCTTCTCGTTGTTCATTACATCAATGGACAACAACTCAAAGGCCATCTGAATGTTGGTAATGACCTGCTTGTTCAAGAAATCAAGGATTTGCGGATCCAGGTCAATAAACCCGGCAGGAGGGATGTTCACCTTCGTCTCTACCTCGGTGGTAAAGCGATTCGGGGTCTGCACTTGATAGACCGACATCGGCCCGAACATCCGCTTCGTTCCCGATCCACCGCAGTTTGAACAAGCAATAGCCACCTTCTCCTCAAAGCCCAAAGCCTCCTCGGTATAGCCCGAGCCATTGCACTTGTCGCACTCATCCACGCACTCCCACTTCTGCAAGAAGGCGTGGCTGTACTTGGACATCTGCAAGGTGCTGAAATCGCACACCGCTTGGTCTAACGCAGGGATAGCCGGGGTGTAGAAGGATTGGAAGTAGTAATCGCCTTGCTCCTGCACCGAAATACCGCCCAAACGAGTGCAGGGCAGCTTATTCATATCGTGCTTGTAGTAAAGCTCAATCTCAAAGGTGTAATCGGCCTTCTTGCCGACCTGCTTGGCTATCTGAATCTCGTTCTTGTCAAAGATGAAGAACACAAGGCCATCGTCCGTTTTGGTACGGCCATTCTCCACCTCCGAGCCATAGTCGGCCTTAATGATAGCATACTCGTTCTCCTTCCAAGCCCAAACACGCTTGGAGTGAAAGCAATGGGCTACCGGGGTGGTTTCAACGGTATCGTTGAATGTGCCGTCCTCAAAGTATTGCAGGTTCGCAGGCATAATCGCCAAGACCGCGTTGGGGTCGGTCAAGGTCATAAAGCTCACAATCTGCTGAAAGTAGTTCTCCAAAGAGCCAAAGCGAGGGTAGTCCTCGGTGAAATACCGCTCTACGGACGCATCTTCAAACCGCATCTCGTAGTTCTGGCGATTCCAAACACGCCCAGCAATGTTCACGGCCTTGTGAAAGTAAGGCACGGTGATAGGCTTGTAGATGTTCTTTCGGTAGTTGAACTCGTGGGGAAGCTCGTTGGGAGCCTTCTCCTTGAACAACTTTTCGGGAAAGGCATCGTAATCGGAGTGAATCCGAAGCCTCATCTCCATTTCTACGCAAGCCTTGTAGGTTGGGTAGAAGTCAGGAATGTAGAATTTGTCGGACTTCTTCTTCACCTCGTACTTCTTGTACTCGGCAATGATATGGTCTAACAAGGGTTTGACCTGTTCAGTTGTCATAACTATCGCTTTTTACCGCCTCTGCACTTACACATTGGGATGGAGTTTATGCTCAAAATTACGCAATTTATAGGTATCCTTTGTATGCGTCAAAGAACTCTTCATAAGGATATTGAGTCTTGTTCTCAATCTGTGCCTTCATAGGCACATTAAACATCGCCTGAATGCCATTTCTATCTGGAGAATACTTTTTGGGTAGAGTAGGGATGTCGTGTTCGCAGAATCCCGCAAAGGCTCGGTTAAATAAACTGTACTTTGCAACCCCAGGCTTAACACCGTTGTCCCTGACATCGCTTGAAACATTGTGAATGTGAGGGCAGTCAAACGATGGAGGCATAAATCCATAAGTCTCAATGTGCCGGTAGATCATATCGCCATCCTCCTCTTCAAAGCCAAGCAAACGCTCA